AAAGTGACATCTATTTATATTTATGCCATGGATTTTAATTTTGAAACCTTATTTTTATTTCTATTATTTTAGCTTTCAAATTTTTAAGCAACCCGCTTTTTTCTAAAGCAATTATTTCGGCTTCCTTTTCATCCTTGGCAACAATACTAGGCACAGTAACATATTCTACGCCTAATCCTTGTCTATATCTAATTAGAGCTTTGTAATTCGTTTTTTTTTCAATATCCACAACAGATTTCGCAAAATTTAACGCTTCATCATATGTTGCAAAATTAATTTGAGATATCACTTTAGGACTATGTGGCAAAGAAACTTTTTGTAAAAAAAATTCATTTTTATCCTCATATATGATAAAACCAAGGTTCAAAAGTGATTTGTATATATTATCCATCATATTCCCCATTTTTTCTTAAGATCATCTAATATTTCTTTTTTCTTTTTATTTGCTTTTTTTTCCAAATCTTCATTTTCTAAAGGTCTTTTTTTCTTTTCTATTTTTTTTGCATACTCATACATCTTTTCAATATGATTTTCCCATATTTCATTAGGAACAAATCCTTCAAGTTCTCCAGCAACCTCCTTATAAACAAGATTGCTCTCATGTCTAACTGTAATATCCGCATTACCATATAGCAAAATAATAGTTAAATTATTGCCAAATTGCAATCCCTCATAAGACATTCCAATTTCACTTATAGATTCATTTTCATCCATGATTGGCAATTCGTTTTTGTCATCATTACTATCATTAAAGTCATAAAAATCATCTAGAAATGTCTGATTATAATTGCCTCCGCCTTGTGATATAATTGGGTATCCTAATTTTTTAGCTATGTAGGCAAACTTTCCTTCATATCCAATATATCCTTTTTTCATGGCCTCTATTGTTCTTTGCTCTTGTATTAACTTCTCTCTATTGTGCATATTGTTTCCATATCATGTAAATATTAAATTTATATATAACCTTAAATTATTATATATTATATCACATTATTCCAAGGAGGCAATCATGTTAAACTGGATAAAAAACATTTTTAAATCTGTATGTACAGCGAAAAACAAAATCGCTGTTACACCCGTAAAAACAATAGATTATCTTTTGAATGACCCAACTACACCAGAACAAGGTGTTAAAATTGTTCCACCAACTGCATCTTCACTGAAGTTGAATGTACAAGGATATGTTGGTGGTGGTTATGCCATGCATACATTGCAAGGTCAAGCAGCAAGTTGTTATGTGACTATTCAAAATACTGCGAAATATTTAATCTCGCAAAATAAAACCAAAAAGACATTTACAAAATGGGCAGCTACAAGCACCTTAAATGTATTGCCAAGAGCAGGTAAAGATTTTAACGCATATTATGATAGATCTAATCTTAAATTCTTTTACGATATTGATACTGTAACTAAGAAAACTGTATATACAGCCGAATCAGCAGATATTGTGTCTCACGAATTCGGACATGCGTTCTTAGACATACTTAGACCAGATCTTTGGAATGCACAATCATATGAGGCTTGGGCTTTTCATGAATCTTTTGGTGATATTTCAGCTATTTCAAATATTATGCAATATGACCAAATACTTCAAAAAGCTTTAACGCAAACAAATAACGACCTTTCTAAATCAAATATCATATCAAGATTGGCCGAAGAATTAGGAAAGGCAATATTTGATGTTACTGGGGATAAAACATATCAATATTTTCTTCGTGATGCAGTTAACGATTTTATTTATGTTGATCCTAAAAAATTGCCAAAAGATAGTCCTAATGATCAACTATCTAACGAACCACATAGCTTTAGCAGGGTGTGGACTGGCACTTGGTATGAATGTATGATTGAAATATTCAAACAAAATATGTCTAGTGGCATGCAACCTTTGCCAGCACTTAAATCTGCTAGAGATACAGCAGTAACATATATTTTGTATGCTTGTCAATTTGCAGATACCATTAAGTTTTATAACTCTGCTGCTTTGCAAATGTTGAATTATGATAAATCACAAAATAATTCCAAATATGGAAGTGTTTTGAGAAAGGTTTTTATTAAAAGAAACATAATTGGAACAACGCTCCAAGCACTTTCTAATAAAACCTATAAAAGCATCGTAAAGGAAAATAAACGAGAAGTACAGGAAATCACTTGTGATGATGGATTTGTTTTAAAAACACAATCAGCATCAATAGTTAAAATAAAAAAAGAAGTTTCAATCTTATCAAACAAAAAAGATATGACTGTAGAGGTTCCTTGTAGAAATATGTATATGTTTGATAAAGATAAGAATTTAATTCATGCGATTGAAACTAGCGAAGAAGAAGTTAATGAAATGGCGAATTCTTGTGTGAATTCATTAAGTGAAAATAATCTTATTGGAGAAGATGACTCTCACATGTTTGAAGTTATAAACAATAAACTTTTAAGAAAGAAAATTGTTTGTAAATGTAATCCAAATAATGCTTGTGATCCAAATGCTCCAGAATATGGCAAGCCATGGAAAGGGCAGAATAACGCTGGCTGTGGCTCTAAAGGTGTTACTGTAGATTGCAGTTGCTCTCCACAAGAAGAACCAGTAGCTGTAAAAAGAGGATGTTATACATCAAGTACGATTTGTTCTAAAATTTGCAGAACAATAGGATCTTTGATTAGCAGGAAAGTTTGCTAAGAACTCCGATTCTTTTGTTTGCTGGTATTTTTTTATAGCGAGATTCTAATGGGAAGTTTTCATATGATTTTTTGGGGAAATCCCAAAGATCGATATCATCAATGATTAACAACCCATTAGTTTTCAATATTCTGTCTGCTTGTTCAATCTCGCTATAAATATTTTCTTGATGATTACCATCAATCAAAATAAAATCGAATTTTAATCCCAAAAAATAAAATATTTCCATTTGTTGTTGGGCATAACCACAAATAAACATAGAGTTTTTCATTAATTTATATTCTGTAGCCATTATTATTGCTATATCCATTGGTCTTTTTATTTTACGATGTTCTATATTTGGATCTATTGTACACATGATCCCCTTATCTTTAAGAGCATACGCAAGACAGCAATGAGTTATTCCGACAAATCCACCAATTTGTAATCCATTTTTTAAATCATTTTCATTTATTAGTTCAATTATTTTTTCAATTGAATCTTGTGGAATAGAACCCCAATGAACTTCATTTTTATCAAGACCATAATTTTGAATGTGATCAACAAGATTGTCACGAGTTATTATATTATTATGTTTTAACATTATTTAATCCAAATAAGAGCTTTCTATTTTTACTGGTAATCCCTTATTGTCGTAATTTATTATATCCATATTGGAATCAATTTTTTGATATATAAGTTCTGTGTAAGATTTATTTCCAAATGTGTTTATTCTGATTGCTACATTGCTAACATCTTTTTTAACATAATATATGTGAATGTAAAAAGTGTCTTTGTTTTCTGCCTGTAAATAATAGCCATTTTTATTTTTTTGATCTTTTGTTATTTTTATATTTAAATCATGAAGAGAATTCTTTACGCATCTATACATGATTAAAGTATTTATTTCATAATATTTTTGTGCCTGACCTTCTTTCCAAATGATTATTCCTGTAATAATAGGGCTAAATAGTGGAACAAATTGACAACCTGAAAAAAAAATCATAAAAATTAAAAAAATCAATGTATTTTTCATTACTATCTCCTTATATTATGTATTAAGGTCTTACATAAAAGGAAACAAAACATGAGTTTTTTAGATAATAGCATGCTAGAAGGTTTAAAAATGTGGGCTTCTTTTATTGCAAAAGAAAAAGAAATAAACAAAACAATTTTTGGTATTCCTCAAATTGGTGAATGGGATACATCTATGAATTGGGAATCAGATGATGATGATGATGATGATGATGATGATGATGATGATGATGACGATGACGATGACGATGACGATGACGATGACGATGACGATGACGATGACGATTGGGATGATGACGATGACGATGATGATTTAAATTAATTTTTAAATAATTAAACCAAAATGCCCTCAATATCTAAATATTGGGGGCATTTTTCAATTAAACCCAAAAACAAGTAAATAATCAACAATCTTATCAAAAGACTAATCTTAAATTAATCGCAATTCTATATATTTATAGACATTTCAAGGAGGAATATGCGTTTAAAAAAAACTAGCTTTTTCTTAGTCCATGTCTGTACTTTTTTGCTTTTTTTGTCTTTTCTTACATTTGCTCTTAGACAATCCGATAAGAGTTTATATCCAAATCCAAATGACACAAGACGCAATCCGGTTTCACTTTATGAAGGTGAAGAGGATGAAAATCTGTCTGATGTTATGACTCCAATACCCATGAAGGATAGAGTTTTCAACAAAACTGGTATCCAATGCGTGTGGGCATCATTGGAATGCATAGGAAGATATGCCAGTGAAATCAAATTGTTTGATCTTACCAAAGATCGTGATTGCCAAAGCTATAGCAGTCCATCAAATGCATCTTGGAAATTAAAAAAACTAGGTGTAAAATTTGAACAAACAAATAGCATAAAAGATAGAAGTCTTATAAAAAAAGCTATAGTAATTGAAAAAAGAGGAGTTTTATTTGGAATACCTGGCCATGCTATGGTGATGGTTCACTATGATGAAGATAAAAAAATAATAAAATATATCAACAATAGTGATAAAGAACTAAAAATTAGAACATGGAAAATGTCTGAGTTTGATCAAAGATGGGATGGATGGATTTGTGCGATTTATGCCGACAATGATATTATTCACATGAAAACAATTGCTTCTCAAATAAAAATTGTTGATTATTATAATAATTTTATTGTTCCGAATAATTATATTTTATTCCCAAATTGATTTTTCTTTTTGCTACATTTTTCTTTTTTGAGTCTTGGCGGAACAGGTGGCTTTTCCTCATCTGAATAGAATGGAAAAGCCCCTCTAGTTTCTAATGGAGGAATATCAGTGTCTTTTCCACCTGCGTCTCCAACATCAGAAGGCATGGTCGCATTAAAGTTCTCGTCTCTTTTTATAATCCAATCTAAAAATTTCATACATTATTTAATGCTAATGCAATTAATATTATGAACAAAATAAAGATATTTTTCATAAACCTGATTTAAATTTTCAATTTCTTTATATGTCAAAATATTTTTATTTTTATTTTCAATATTTTCAAAAACAAAATTAAATCTTTCTTTTATGTTAAGATAATCTTTAATTTCCTGTATTCCTTTGCCATTTTTTAAATTTGCGTGTGTTAAAAATAATCCGTCTTTTGCATTCTTTGCCATTTCACATATCCTTCTGATTCTGTAAAGATAATATGAAATTGCATCTTTTTTATTATAAAATTTATTTGAAACCAAAAATTCAATTGTCTCCTCTGGTTCTCGTACAAGAAATATAAATTTACAATTTTCGTATGCTTGTTTACATGAAAATTGATAATTAAAAAGCAAATGATCCATGTAAACTCTTGCCGATGTTTTGAGTTTATGCTTTCTTTCTGTTAAAATATATATATCTTGCATGCTTCTATAGATATTTTCTTTTTTGTATCCCTGAATTGATAATAAATCGCAAAAAGCGACATATAATTGATCAGACTCAGATCCTAAATGACTTGATAAAAATAAAACTTTTTTCATCTATAACCTTAAAAACAATTAGCCTTATAATAACTAAATAATCCATACTAAGTTAATTAGAGGAATATTATGACAGTTTGGTCAGATTTTTTTAAATTGTTTACATACGCAACCGAAAAAGATCCTTTAAGCAAAATAAAGGATACTTCAAAATTTACGGGTGCAGGTATAGCACAAACCGATGCCCTTCAAACTGGCGGAGAGCTAGTAACAGGCCAAGGACCAAGTAATTATGTAAATCTTCGTCAAACCTATGACATGATTGATACTACTACTCTTGGCAATAGGAGTATGAGGTACAAGGAATACGAAAGATTAAGAAATGTTCCAGAAATTGAAATGGCTATGACCGTATTTGCTGATGAAGCTTGTGTTTCTGGTGATACTAAAATTGCAACTCCATTCGGCTATCAAACAATTGAATGGCTAACAAACAATAAAGCAGATGAAAGATTTCTAGTATATTGTTATGATTTTGAAAAAAATGATTACAGTTTAGGATGGGCATTTGCTCCAAGAATTGTAAAAAAAGCAAAAACCATTGAAATACTTTTAGACAATGGAAAGTCAATTGTCGCAACACCAGATCATAGAGTTCTTAAAAGAAATGGAGAATGGATACCCTGTGGTGAATTAGAATTTGGCGATGAACTAATGCCATTTTATCGAACCCCAGCAAATCAAGACCTTACAAAAATCAAAACAAATCAATTTCCAAGAATCATGAGCTTTGAAAAAGGATGGGTACATGAAAGACAATTCATCGATGATTGGAGATATGGAAAAACAAATCCAGAATATGAAAAATTAAATAGAGCAACAAGATTGATTTGTGGAGATATTCCTGTTCGACAAATTGCCAAAATCATGAATTTAGATTGGCACACAGTAGAAAATTGTATTCACAAAAATGGATTCTCACTTAAAGAATTAAAATATTTAAATAAAAGCAAAACTTGTCGCAAAGTAGTTGGAGTCACAGAAGGAAAAGAAATTGATGTGTATGACATATCTGTGGAAAAACACAAATGCTTCGCAACTGATTCTGTTATACTTCACAATTGCCAAAAAGATGATACTGGTAATGTTTTTAAAATTGATTGCAAAAATGATGATGTGAAAAAAGAACTTGAATTCTTATTGTTACATAGAAAAATGTTAAATTTGAATCGTCATGCATTTGCCTATTTTAAAGATTTAATTGTTCATGGTGATAAATTTTTTGAAATAGTTATAAATCCCGACAAGCCTTCTGACGGAATATATAAACTTACGACACTACCACCAGAAACAATGTATAGGATTGAAACCATTAAAGGAAGATTAATAGAATTCCAACAATCCAAAGAAGGCCCAGATTATCAATCGTTGGGAAGAGGAGATATATCACAACTTAGTGATGCGGAACTCAATCAATCTACAGCAATTAGATTTAATCCATTACAAGTTTTACACATTAGAATAGGAGACGATAGAAGAAACTTCTATCCTTATGGACAGTCTCTTATTGAGCCAGCCAGAGGACCAGCACATCAATTGAGACTCATGGAAGATGCAATGGTGGTGTATAGGCTAACCCGGGCACCTGAGAGACGAGTGTTCTATATTGATGTTGGTCAGCTTCCTCCATTTAAAGCAGAAGCATTTTTGGAAAGAATGAAAGATCAATTCAGAAAGAGAAAAATTGCTGGTAATCGTGGCAATAGCGGAGCCAATATGGTTGAAGAAAGATGGCAACCACCTGCACAAGATGAAGACTTTTGGATTCCAATTCGCCCTAATGCAAATACAAGAATTGAAACTTTGCCTGGTGCGCAAAATCTTGGAGAAGTAGATGATGCTTTGTACTTCAGAAATAAATTATTTGTGTCTCTAAACTTTCCCAAAAATTATTTCTCAAGCGAAGATGTAAATGCAACAAGAATTACATTGTCTGCACAAGATGTAAAATTTGCTCGCATGATTGAAAGATTACAATCAAATTTTGAAGATGGTATTCTTGATCTTTGCGAAAGACATTTAGAGCTTCGTGGCTACCCAAGTGAAATGTATCAAGATCTTAAAATAAAAATGACATCACCTTCTGATTGGCGTGAATTGTCAAGAAATGAAGTTAAGACTGCAAGATTTGGAAATGCTGCATCGCTTAAGGGAAGTTTGCTTATGTCGGATTTCGACATATTAACAAAAATACTTATGCATAGCGAAGAAGATGCATCGATGATGTTGAGTCGTTTGAAATTACAAAAACTTGAAGATTTAAAAATTGCTATCATGGGGCAAAATCCACAATTGCTTGGAGTCGGTGTTCCAAGTGAAGAAAAAGCTGCTCCAGAAATTGGTGCCGAGGCTGGTGGACCTACTCCAGAATTGGGTGCAGAAGGAACTCCACCACCAGAAGGAACTCCACCACCAGAAGGAACTCCACCAGAAGAGGGTGAATCAAAAGAAGAAGCTGGTTCGTCCGCCTCTGAAATACCAGAAGCAGATGAGGAAGATTTGAAGAAATATAACCTTGAAATCTATAGCTATGGAACAGAACAAGACTACGAAGATAAAGACACTAGTTATTTGAGTTAATATTACAATGGAAAGACAATTACCATCATTTGTGTTTAAAAATAAATCCTTACTTTCTATTTCTAGAAATGCAGGATGTTACCATTGTTGTAAAATTTTTAAAGCAGACGAAGTAAAAGAATTTACAGACGCAGGGGAAACTGCACTTTGTCCAATTTGTAAAGTTGATGCAATAATATTTGATTGTATTGGATATGAACTTACTGAAAGTAATTTACAAAAATCTTTTAAGTATTGGTTTTCAAAATAAATTATCTGAGAAAATTTATTTTTCTTGATAATACGCCTATCCCTAAAAATTTATTTTTAAATGGTATATCTTCTACAGGATATTGTTGAATAAATTCTATAGATTCGAATCTTTTATCTTTTTTTACATCTTTCCAAATAGCACCAACATGGCGACAACTTGCACTATCTATATCATGAAATATAATGTGTTTAGTTTTATCATTTGAATCAAATAATTTCCAATCACTATAACACCCATCATATTCATGGTCACCATCAATAAAAACCACTTCAACATTGTTTCCTATAATGTTTTTAAATTTTTCAAGTCTACTACTTATTTTAATATATTCAAAATTTGAATAATTTCTATATTCTTTTAAAACATTAGATTCTTCTATTAAATCACAAGCCATCAAACGAATGTTTTGATTATTTTTTTTCAATGTCTCTGACATTATTACAAATGTACCTCCATGTCTACAACCTATTTCTAAATAAGAATCAGCTTTAATTGTTGACAACCACTTTAAAAATGGAGCAAACTGATTAGGGTACTGCCAAAGATGTAATCCTTTACCATAATAATTAGACAATGATAATGGTTGCTCTCCTAAAATTTCTCCATTTAATCCAAAAGAACAAATATGTTTTTCTAAATCTTTATCTGGTATATTCGATATATTTGTTTCTTTTATAAAAAAAATGATTTCCTGCATAGTTTTAACATTCATTTTTTCCTTTTTCAATTTTAATAGATCATGAACCAATTACTTGGCTCATATAATAATATTTGATTGCATCGGGTATGAACTTAATGAAAATAAATTACATTGGGCTATCTGAATTAGGCAAAACAACCATATCGGTAGTACGATTTTTTTCAACACCACTAACAGCCCGTTTAATTTTTTGAACATCTAATTTATCAAAATCTTCTTGAAGTTGTGGAAATTGCGAAACTTCTGTTTTAAATAAATTATATAGTCTACTCATGAAGGTAGGATCATTATTGATTGATTTATCAACGAAGACAAACATTGGTGCCAAAACTTCCATTCTTTCTTTTGTCAATCCCATTGGACCAATCTCATTGGCCAAATCAGTTCCCACACTTTCCATAAATTCATAAAATGTTTTCATTTTTTACCTCATTTTTATATTGATAAGCATACTTATATAGTTGTGACATTTGTTTTTGACACAAACAAATATTGAAAAATAAAAGTAAAAATATTGTTATAATGCAATATATACGATAATGACACGGCATCCAAAATCGTGCTAATAAAAATATATTTGTAACCTACAGCACAGGGAGTTGATTACACATGAAAAGAAAACTTATCAGTTTCGAAGCGTTTAGAAATTTAGAAGAAGGATCTTTGACAAGATCAGAACAAGAATTAATCAATGCACAAGATGTTTTGGGTAAAACCCTTGGCGTTGATGTTGAATTGCATTGCTACGGAGAATCAGATGTTACATATAAAACATCCGATGATACATATATTCATGCGATTTACAAATTAGAAGATGATCAAGTTATTCTTGAAAATATTCAAGAGCTTGTAATCGATAATGAATCAGCAAAAGCAAATTCTCGTAATGCCATTTCAGAAATGGTTGATGCATTGCTTGATAATAACAAGCAAAAAGCAAATACTAAATTTGAAGAATATTTCTCAATGCCAAATGTTCGCAGAGAACTAACTGAAGGATATAAGGCTATAGTTACTACTAGCAAGCCAACTGGAAAACGATCAAAAAAATATCGTAAGAAAAGGCCACATGCTGAAGTTATGGCTGGCGTTCGCACTAAAGCTAGACGAGCAGCGATGATTCCAGATTCTATAAAAAGAGAAATGAAAAGAAAAGCTGCACAAGCAAAGAAAAAATTGGGAAAAACATCCAATAAACGATGGGGAGTTCATACTCGTATTAAAAAGACTATGAAAGAATGGTCTAAATTAGCTGAAAATGTATTTGGATATGTTGATTATAAAAATTATGGTCATGTTATTTCTGAATCTGTAGTCAAAAATGACAACAACGGAAATGTAGTTGCTTTGGCAATTCCAAACATACAAAAGCGTAACGAAGGTAAAGTTCTTGCATTTAATTGGAAGACTTTAGATACCGAAGTTAAAGTTCTTCGTGGCAAAGCAAAAAGAGTAAATGAAGACCAATCATTCGTAAAGGCTATTGCTGAACTTAAACGATATAACAATATATCTGATAATGCTAATCTTGAAGAATGCTTAGAAAACATTGTCGCAAAATGGCCATCAGTTCTTTATTTGACGCAAGATGAACTATCAGCAAACATCGCTGAAGCTCTTGAAATCGCAAATGTAAATAATTATGATGATAGCGTCTGCAACTTTATGGCAGAAGCAATTCTAAGAACAGCACATCATGCTTATACTGGTCGTGTTAGCAAAATCGCAAAATTGGCTGGTTACTCTAATGATGTAACTTCCGAATGCAAAACATGCAAAGATTCATATGTTGAATTTCAAAACATAGCTGTTGATTTCTTTGATAAGCTAGACGAAAGCGATAGCATTGATCTAAAAGTATTCTCAGATTTATACAAAGCACTTCACGAAATGAATAAAGCAGCAATTCAAATCGGAGATGAAGTTGCCAAAGTGGAAACCGCTAGTTTCATGTCTGAATGTGAATCTGTACTCAATAGAAATTCTGCTCCTAGTTTGGAATTAGCAGAAAATATCGCTGATTATATCAGTGAATTGGTTGAAGCAAACTTGGATCACTCTGGTGAATGGAAAGACATGGATGTTCATACCTCAGTAGGTGGAGATCACCCCATGAATGCTTGGGCTGCGAGACAAACCGATGCTGTTCCTTCCAAATTTAATGGTGGGGATGAATATGGTGTTGATCATAGTCCAGTAAGTGATGGAAAGTCCTTCGGTGGTGAAGAAGAAATGATGGGTGACGCTTTAGGAAACGATGGCGGAGATAATACTTGGCCTTCCCTAAGCAATCCTTACATTCCTGATGCTTTTGAATTTACAATGAAGGGCGAAAAAGGGGCAGATAAAGATAATGATGAATTAGGAACATATCAAGATAGTGATACTTGGCCTAATCTTAAGAATACTTTATCCCCAGAAAGCAAAAGACCAGTAATCAACCAATAAAGGAGAGTAATGAGTGATAAAATGCTACTTGTTGACTCCTGCAATTCTGGCGGTTTCGTTCTAAGTCTAAATGAATCCACTAATAAAGGATTAACTAGCTTTAGAGGAAAATTCCAAGAAGCAGAAGCTGTCAATAAAAATAAAAGGAAATATCCTTACAGCGTCTTAAACGACAATGTTAAGGCTCTAACTCCAATAATTGAAGCAAGAGGATTGATTGGCGAATTAGATCATCCTACAGATAGTATCATACATTTCGAAAAAGCTTCCCATGTAATTACTAAGTTATGGTGGGAAGGAAATAATCTTATGGGTGAAGGCGAGATATTAAACACTCCTCATGGCCGTATTCTAAAAGCACTCATCAATGATGGTGTGCGTGTTGGAATCAGCAGCAGAGGTGTTGGCAACGGACGAGTAGATGAAAGTGGAATTCTTGTTATTGGCGAAAGTTATAAACTATTAACTTTCGATGCAGTGGCTGATCCATCTACACATTCTGCTTTCCAAGAAAAAGTTGTAAGCAAGCGTGAAAGTTACATTCCATCAAATAATTCAGTGGAATCTTCTGATTCTTTAGTTAAAAACGAAAGCAGAAGCATACATAAAATTAGCAAAGAAGCATTAATAGCTTGCTTAGGTGGAATAATTGAAGATCAAACAAAGAATATAAAATCTAAAATTGTTTGATTTAATTTTTTTAAAAACGAAATACTAGCAAAGTGAGGTTAGGCTAATGGAAAAGATAATGGAAGCAATCAAGAAACTTTTACCAGAATCCGATGTAAAGGAAGTAAGTTCAGCTATCAACGAAATGCTGAATCAGGCAAAGCTAGATCTCGAAAAAGAATATAACGAGAAACTTGAAGAAGCCTATACTGAACTTTCTGGAGAATTGTCAAACTCTGAAAAAACCGCAGAACAAGGTTATGAAGAAGCATATGCTATCATCGCTGATCTGCGAAATCGTCTAGATATTCAAGGCGAAGAATACAAAAACGCACTTGAAGAAGGATACGAAGAAGCTTATCAAATGTTGAAGACCGAACGATCCAAAAACGGCAACATCGAAGTTGAGTTGTATGAAGAATACGACAAAAAACTTCAAGAAATGAAAGAATATATCGTAGACAAAGTAGATCAATTCTTGCAAGCAAAAGGTCAAGAAATTTACGAACAAGCTCGCAAAGATGTTGTTAGCGATCCTCGTATCGCAGAACATAAAGTTGCCTTGGATAAAATCGTTGATATCGCAAGTAACTATTTGTCTGATGACGAATCTCAAAACTTCTCTTCGGCTAAAATTGAAGAATTCCAAAAACAATTGGAAGAGTCTAGAGGCCAACTCCGTATTATGGAAGCTCGCAATATTCGCTTGTCTACCGAAAATACCAAACTTAATGAAAATGTACGCTATGCTAAAAATTTGATTACAGAGCAAAAACAAGCGACATCTTCACAGAAGAGATCTGAAGTAATCACAGAACAGAAAGAAAGATCTGAAAAAGCAAAGAATGTAACGGGGAGAGGACAAAAAGTTGTTGATCAAGAAGTCGTCATTGCGGAAAATGTCGGCAACAACAGCAGTGAAATAGACCAAATTTTGGTTCTTTCAGGTATAAAGAAACCAAAGTAAAAGCTAAATTCTAACAAGTTATAAAGGAAATTTTAATATGAACGCTAATGCTAGATTTTTAAATGAAGCTAAAGAGTTAGAAGGACGCTGGGCTAAGACTGGTCTCCTCGAAGGCATCGAAGACCGTAATACTCGTGCAGCCACAGCAGTTCTTCTCGAAAACCAACGCCTTATCAACGAAGTGTCTACCGACACCGCTGACATCGCACAATTCAAACGAATCTCAATCCCATTGGTTCGTAGGATCTACCCACAATTGATCGCTAATAAGATCGTATCAGTCCAGCCTTTGCTAGGACCTACTGGTCTTGTTTATTATCTCCGCTTTAGATACTCTTCCAACAAGGGTGCTACTCGTGGTGCTGATAATAATAGCGGTTTCCCTGGCGATGATGCAAATTCATTGATGCAGAGAGCAGATGGTACTGCTAATCTCGATATCTTCTATTCCCATCAGTTCGTTCAAAATGAAGTGGGAGCTACCGATGATGGTGCAGATGCTACATCTGTATACAGTCCTTTTGAACACACCCCTATCTTGACAGGAACCGTTACTGGTACTGTTTATGATGGTGCTGTGGCTATTCAAACATTCAGCGTAAGTTCCGCTGGTGTATTTAACTTTACCGATATCGGAACTCCTACCCCAAAAGCAATCTCCGCAGGATCAAGTTTAGATCCTACTAGCGGTATAGTTACCCTTGCTTGGACTGGCGGCAACCCTGGCCCAAACAATATCGTTGCAAGTTACGAAGCTAATCTTGAATGCTCACAAGATCTTCCAGAAATCAACCTCGTTGTTGAATCTGAAGATATTACTGCCAAAACCCGTAAGTTGAAGGCTGTATGGTCTTATGAAGCTCAACAAGATCTTCGCTCACAACACAACTTGGATGCTGAAGCCGAATTGACCGCAGTTCTTGCTCAAGAAATTAATCTTGAAATTGATCGTGAAGTTCTCACCGACCTCCGTCAAAATGCTGGTACTGTAACCGCTTGGGATTTCAACACCTCCTTGGGTGATACTATCAAAGAAAAATACGAATCTCTCTATGTGAAGATCGTTGAAATTTCCTCCGTTATTCATCGTAAGACCCTTCGTGGTGGTGCTAACTTCATCGTTACATCTCCTGAAGTTGCTTCAATCTTTGAAACCGCAACCGCTGGTTTTGCTCCTGCACCTTCTGAAACTTTCAGCAGCAGCTTGGGTATCCAGTATGTTGGTACTGTGAACAATCGTTGGAGACTATATAAAGATCCATTGTTCCCATCTAACCAAATCCTTATGGGCTATAAAGGCGATTCATATCTTGACTCAGGATATTTCTACTGCCCTTATGTTCCTCTTACTCAGACTCCTGTTGTTCTCGATCCAGAAAGCTTCTGTCCTCGTAAGGGAATTTTAACACGATACGGCAAGAAATTGCTTCGTGAAGGTGCGAAGTTCTACGCAAGAATGTCGATTGCTAATTTTATTATTTAGCGTAAAGCCTTGCTAGACGAGGACTTACGATCATAATGATTAACAAAAAACCCAACTAGAAATGGCTGGGTTTTTTTGTTTTTGGTTCATGCACAATAACAACATTGATTTGTTGCTTAAGTGATTTAAAATCTATACCTAATGAATAGATGTCTTGTTTCAACAACACAGAATAATTCATGTTTATTTCCATCTTTACAAAATTTCTAGCAGCTTCATATTTAGATTTTGTTTCTACAGAATCATGGAGATAATCTGCTTTGACCTCTCTAATATAAAGGACATCATCATTTTTAAATTTTACTAGAAAATCTGGAATGTAATTGTGAAATTTTCCATTAATTTCATATGATATTGCAAAAGGTTCATAATCGTACCATTCAACTTGTTGGCATGTGTCGAGGTAATGATGATAAATTAATTCAAAGCCAGACCTGAAAAACGATGATCTTCGTTTGCATTTACCAATAGATGTGTAATATCCACGCCAGCTATTTTTGTGACCAGACTTCCACTTACCATCTAATATCAATTCTAAGACAGTATTTCGTTGTTTTTGATTCCATTCCTCTAGTCTTGGAACGCCTTTATTGGGACCACCAGCAGCATAGCTTTCTGCTAACCATTCCCTGCAATTTTTCCTCAAGTAATCTTTCATTTCTGGCAGTTGATTATAATGCTCGACACCATATTTTCTCAAAGTAGTTTGGGCCATTTTTATTTGTACTTCTGCTAATTCGGCAACATTTTCAACTCCGTATTTTTCCATATTATTGGCTTTCATTTTTGCCATTATTTCGGGAGATTGATACGGATGATCAACACCATGGTTTTCCTGCATAGTTTGCCTTTGCTTTTCTTTTACAGATTCAGAATGCATAGGATGTTCTACACCATATCTTTCCAAAGATGTCTGTTTATGCTTTTCGACCCATTTTCTTTTATATTCTTCGTCTTGAAATTTTTCTCTTCTTTTTTCAATATTATTTTGAGAATTAATCGGAAGTGTACTTCCATATCTTTCCACACAAGTTCGCTTTACCTTATCCCTTATTTCCTTTTTTTTCATAGGGTTTTTATTTTTTAGTTGGCACTTACGACAAATATGTTTACCATCATTATCTCTAATGTTTTTTTCAGCATATTTCAATTTTAGCATCTTTTCTTGGCCACAATTTTCATAACCACCATCACAATCATATTTGATTTTTACTTCGTGACCTTGTAAAATGTTTTTAATTTCTTGAAGATACATGTTTAATTTCCTTGTAAAATGCAATTGATGTAATATATAATATATATAGTAAAACATGCAAAAAGTCAAGTAATGATATGACAAAAATAAAGTCTTCGTCTTCTTTAATGGCTGGTAAACTTTACACTTAAACAATGGCTAAAATTAAAATGAAACAAACAACACCACAAGAATGGCTGCAAAGTATTGGTATTGAACTCGCAATTGACTTTGTCGATTTGTCCGATTCGAAATCGTTTTCAAAGTTTAAAACGCCTTCTTCGGGAACAAATATAGTCATTTTTTCAGACGAATGGTCTTCTAGAAGAAAACAATGGGAAGGACTTTTGTTGTCCAAGGCTGGTTGTTACTCGAAAAGATTGTCAGCTAGAAATTGTGAGGTAAAAGAACTTTCAAAATTAGATTCAAAATCATTTTTAGAAGAATTTCACATTCAAGGATCAAACAATCTTGGAATAGTATATTTTGGTCTTTGGCACAAAGAAGAATTAGTTGGTGTCATGTCACTTGGAAGACATAGCCGACAGATATCTGAAAATAAAATTGTTTTAGATCGACTATGTTTCCGAACCAAAACACAAGTGATTGGTGGTGCTGGTAAGTTACTAAAAAAAGCCGTAGATTGGGCAAAGAAAATGGACTATGATGAAATCATAAGTTTCAGTGACAATCGTATGAGTATTGGAAAAGTCTATGAATCTATTGGATTTACCCTTGAAAAGAAACACAAGTCTGATTATTCGTACTTAAACACCATATTGCAAAAACGATTAAGCAAACAAAGCCAGAAGAAATCTAGTAGCAAATGTCCAGATGGTATGACCGAATCCGAATGGGCCTTTAGTCGTGGTCTTGTACGAATTTATGATTATGGAAAAAATCGTTGGGTTATGAATTTAAAACCAGAGGTTCGAATGACATGGAAGGAAAACATCTCGAAAAAATGTGCTAGTCAACACGCTAGTGGAGACTTCAAACATTCGCACATTAGAGGTTACTTTCAATCCGAAAAAAACAATTCACCTATTTATTTTTCTTCATCATATGAACTAAGATGCCTATTTCTTTTAGAATCAAATCCTTCAGTTAAATCTTTTTGTCGTTGTGAAGTTTTCCGTGGAGAGAAATCATGGAGAAATCCAGACCTCTATGTAGAATTAAATAGTGGAACAGAAATATGGGAAATAAAGCCAAAACTATGGTTAAAACATCAAACTGTGATCGATCAAATCAATGATTCGAAGGATTTCGCAGCAAAAAAAGGATTAAAATTTAAATTATGGACTGAAGATGATAGCCAACTTGTATCGGATAAGGATATAGTTTCTTGGGCCAAGAAATACCTTGCTGAAACTCAAGGAGACAAAACATTTCAAGAGCAGTCAAAGAAAAATGCCAATCAAAAATCAAAAAGATATTACCACACCCATATTGCCAACGACAAAATCACCTTATTTTGCTCCTTCTGCAACGAGGAACATACTCCGCTAAGACTTACGCACGATAAGAATATAGCCAGAAATGGTCGCTACATATGTGAGCGTGAGGGAGGTCATATAACAGGAAGTAGAGCGAAGCCACATTTGCAAAAAAACAATCCTCATGTAGCTGACGGAAAGAAAGAATGCGTTAACTGTTTGCAAATATTGGAATTTAAACTTTTCTCTCCAGACAATTCAAAATCAGACGGATTATGCAGATCGTGTAAAATTTGCAGATCTAAAAAAGCAAAAGAAAAATACAATAAAAAAACTAAATGATTAAATTTAAATGTTTAGTTCATCAATTTTTGACAATTAACATAATATCATCATATCTATTTTTTACATGTCTAAGATCTATTACTTCGGAAATGTAATTTTCTGGTGTTATTTTTTTAAGTTCATGTGCATATTCAATTTTACTTATATCTTCAATGACAAGGATTCCATTTTTACGAATCATGGGCATATAAAGTTGTATAAAGTCTTTTTGGCTTTGTAGAGTATGTGGCCCATCATCTATGGCTATATCTAATCCATTTGAGTAATCAATTTTAATTTGACTTACAACTTCTTGAGAATAAGCATTTGAAATTATTTTTTTATATCTATTTGGATTCATTTGTTTCATATGTTGATCCAAAGTTCTATCCATTATATCAAGAAGAACAAGATTTGATTTTGGAAAATAATCATGCCATAAAAGAGCAGAACCACCAAAATGTGTTCCAATTTCAAGAATTGTCAAATTTTCATTTCTTTTTGATGCAAACAAAGATTCGTAAACATCAATGTAGCTATGTCTTCTAACTTTATCAGTTCCAGAAGATCTATTTGCATTTAGTTTATGTTTTTCTATCAGATAATTTAATGTAATGTTATTCATGTTAAATTATTTACATTTTAAATTACAAAATTATTGATAAATAGTATAACAAGTTTATTTTTAAATAATGGGGCTAACTTGAAAAGTTTTATACAATGGTTAGAACAATCTACTCTTGGAACCGAGATGGTTGATGAAAGACAAATAGATTCAGCATACGACAAGGCAAAATTTTCGGTAAAATTAGTTCAAATGTATGATGAGACTTTGCCAAGAGATCAGAGATTACTTTTAAATATAAGCACTATAGCCACATTAAACACAGGCGTTTATGGGATGTATAGTTCTGCCGAAGATAAGAAGGTAATTGGAGCAAATGTTGTTGGTAAGATAAGAATGAAATTTGGAGATGATTTTATATCAAGTCAAAAAATCAATAATCTTCCATCGGCAGTAATAAAGAAATACATACCAGATGTTGATTTAAATCAGATAAAATCATCTGATGTCATTCATATAAATGTACAAAAACATTTACAATCACATGGAGACACGCTGGAATGCGTTTTGGAGATTGCCAGTACAATAGTTCACGAATGTACTCATGAATTAGAAAGACAAAAAACAGGTACTACCAGTGAGATTGGCCCAGTTAAGGCAGAAGGTTTATTCATGCAATGGGTAAAAAGAAATTGGAAAACAATAATTACTAGAATTCCTCAGATTGCAAGCATTCCCAAGAAAGGCATCAACGCTTAATTTCGCTATTAGGATCGAACTTTTTTATAATTTTAGAAAAAACTATGTAAATGAATGTGATGGTGATTGTGAACTCTAAGATTCCACCTAAAAGCTTACCAAGTTCTATTTCCATTCCTGTAACTGGTATGAATATTAGATTCCTCCAATTTCCTCCAGTTGAGTTTATTATATAATTTATAAAAGGCATAAATATTGTTTCTGATATAATTGAAACGAATTTTTGAACTGTTTGTGCTGATATTAAGGTTATGGCCATAGAAAACAAGTTACTTGAAAATAGAAATTTTTTATAATCATTAATTTCTTTTTTAAATTGTTCTTTACTTATAAAATTTTTCTCATCCATAAATTTATCTCACTTAAAAACATATATATGATATAAGAGTAATCATTTAAATGTATGGAGATAAAATGAGAATTACATGTTTTTTAATTTTATTTTTATTTGTTTCTGGTTGTGGGAGAATTAGACATAGGGATATAGAAAACAATTACAGTGGTTTTCCCTTATACAATCAAGAAAAAGCGTCTTTCAAGAATACGAGTTTATGCAAGACGACTGATGATGTTTTATATTGTAAGCCATGTGCGATTCGTACAATAGTAAGTGAAGACTTTATGCGTGGGTACAACGATGTGATGATTAGCAAGAAGATAAAATTATTTGGCAAGAATGATGATTACCAGACTGGACATGATCTTGGGTTGAATGACAAGAAAGATAATATTTCTCGTAAATTTGATGTAAGAAAATAAAATTAGTACACTAATATTTTGGAAAAAGGAAAATTAAAATGTTTGATAAAAAAAATGAAAACTACAAGTTTTATTTAGCTGGTATCATTTCTGAAAGTGAATACTATGATCGTTGCGAAGAAAACAAACCAATTGAAAAGGTAAATGAAGTTTCCGATGATCACAATAATATGCTTATCAGAAATTTAAAAGATATTGTTGAGCATACGAATATGTTATTGGACATGGTTGATGAAAGTTCCAACTTACATGAATGGATGGAAAGTAAGATTGCGGTTTGTAAGGCATATATGTCTGATGTTGCCCACGCATTTAAAAACGACAAAGAAGAAGACGAAGAAGAAGGTGGATGTGGTGGCATTCCAGTTGCTAGTATGGGTGCAAAGTCTATGGATTTAACTCCAATTACAAGTTTGTATCAAGCTATGCGATAATGATGAATATAGTATTTATATCTGCCGATGACATGAGTTACAATTCTACTGGTATGTCTGGATGTGAAATTCCAGACATAACACCAAATTTAGACAAATTAGGACAAGAAGGTGTATTTTTTAAAAATGCACACACCACAGTAGGTCTTTGTCAGCCATCTAGATCAGTATGGATGACAGGTCTTTACCCTTGGAATAATGGTGCTGTTGGATTCAATTGTATAAATGAACATATAACTACACTTCCAGACATTTTAAAAAATAGAGGATATACAACTGGGATAATTGGGAAAGCGGAGCATTTATGTCCAGACCATAAATTCAAATGGAGTCAGAAGATATTAGGTTACGATAAAATAACTGGTCATGGTAAAAATATAAATGCTTATTACAACTTTTGTAAATCTTTTTTCTCATCGGTTCCAAATCCTTTTTTTCTCATGGTAAATTCTCATTACCCACACAGGCCATTCGAGAAAAAAACGAGATATGATCCCAATAGTGTTAAAGTGCCAGGTTTCCTTCCTGATATTCCAGAAGTTAGAACTGAATTAGCACAATATTATGAAGGGGTCAAAAGGTGTGATTTGACTGTTGGCGAGATCATTCGTGCTTTAAAAGAAAGTGGCAAAATAGATAACACTCTTATAATTTTCACTAGTGACCATGGCATGTCATTTCCATTTGTGAAGGCTAATTGTTATCATTTTAGTAGTAGGATTCCTTTAATATGGCACTGTCCAGAAGTTTTAAAGCCTAAGATAAGCGATACTTATGTTTCTAGTGTAGATATAATGCCAACCATTCTTGAATTACTAGGATTACAAAAAACAGATATGGACGGAACATCTTATTTAAATACGATTAAAAAAGGATCTTCATTTAAAAATAATGCTTATACTTGTTTATGCCAATTATGGGTAAATAGAAATTTTCAAACTAGGGCAATACACAATGAAGATTATTGTTACATTGTTAACTTTTGGTCTAATGGAAAAAATGAATTTATTGAATGTGGTTGCAACAGTGAATCTTTGAGTATGTGTGGAATCACTAGAACTGATATGAAGATGCATAACAAAATTAGATTTAGGGAACCAGAAGAATTATACAATATAAAAAATGATCCATTTGCAAAAACAAACATCGTATCAAAAGATATAAAAGGTAAGCTTAAAATGATGCATTTGATGAAAGATTATGCAGAAAAATCAAATGATGGAATAACAAAAAGTTATTTAAAGTCCATTTATCATAAAATTCATATTTAAATTTTACTTTATAGAATTACATCTTACAAAAGTGGTGCATTTGCTTAAATCTTTCAATTGATTTGCTCCAACATAAGCACATGCAGATCTTAGTCCTCCAAGAATTTGATTTACTACAGTTTCGGCACTACCTTTATAACCAACAAATTTAACTTCGCCTTCTGAAGCCCTATAATCTTTCATTCCTCCACAATATTTGTTATTTGCCTCTTCACTAGACATTCCATAAAACTTCAAATATTTCGTATCATCTTCAAATATCCATTCTCCTTCACATTCATCTGTACCAGCGAACATTCCTCCAAGCATTACAAAGTCTGATCCTGCTCCGAAAGCTTTTGCTACATCACCAGATTCTTTGCATCCACCATCTGAACATATAAGTCCATTTAATCCATGTGCTGCTTCTGCACATTCGATTACGGCACTAAGTTGAGGATATCCTACTCCTGTAACCATACGAGTTTTACATACGCTACCACCGCCTATTCCGACCTTTATACAATCTGCTGCACCTGACAATAAGAGTTCTTGAACCATTTCTGGGGTACATACATTTCCAGCCATGATAAATGAATCTGGGAATATAGATCTAATTTCTTTTACTTTGTTTTGAAAGTGTTCTGTATAGCCATTAGCGACATCAATGGAGATGTTTATTTTGCGATTTGTAGATTTCATTTCTTTCAGTTTGATAAAATCCTCATCGGTAATTCCAGTTGTGTAAAATGCGAATTCTGAGTATTCATTAGAATCAAAGAATTTTTGTAGTACAGGCAATTCATAGAATTTATGAAGACAAGTAAAAATATTTAATTTACCTAATGATTCTGCCATTTTCAAAGTTCCAACAGTATCCATGTTGGCAACAATGATTGGCACTCCTTTTATTATTGAATTGCTATTTAGTCCTTTAAAGCTTCTTGATAGGACTACATCTTTCCTACTGGCTGTTTTAGACCGTTTTGGTTTTATAAGAACATCATTAAATCCAAGTTTTATTTCATTGATAATTTGCATGTAATCACCTTAATCTAAATCTGTTAATATATCGTTAAGAACAATGATAAATAAATTATAGATTGAAGTAAAGACAATATATTGAAAAATAACAATAATATAAATCATATTTCTTTGTTGAACTTTTCAGTGATTTTATATTTATGTTTACCAGTAATAGTTGCTTTTTTTTTCACATTGTCATAAGTCAGCATACCATCAATTTTTCCAGTAAAGTCAATATGCAAATCATAAATTGGTTTTGTCAAAAAAGATTTGTTATTATAAAGCTCGTTATCCCATTTTATTTCATTCTTGCCACATTTTGTTGTAACAATTACGCTATCAATTTTTATAGATGGCAATTCTTTTTCTTTACATTTGCCTTGATATAAAATAAAAACTTTTGATATGTTTAGGCTTTCAAGAAAAGACCAGATGTCGTCATTTTTTACTAAATGCATTCTCCTCTCTTTTAGACCCGAAATACTCATGGTCTATTTGTATATATTAATCTCCATTTAAATAATTAACTATTGGTCTTCATAATATTCATGTATTTGATTGTGCAAAAGAACGAGTCTGCAAAATATTAAAATAATTACAAAAATTATTCCAATATTTATAAGCATGAATTATTCGCTTTTTTAAATTGTCTTTTGAGGTACTTTTTAAGGCACAAAAAAGCATCAGAAGATGACAAGTTGTTTAATTTGTGCATATTTATACCATTTATTTTATCTGAGTCGATTTGGAAATAATTGCCATCAAATGAAATCCAGTCATTTTTTTTTGAATATTGAACAAGAATATCAAATATTGTTTTTTCAATTATAGTCATTAAAATATTATGCTATTAATGCAAAATATCTTCAAGCCCAAAATAGTAAGTATTTTTATTACAACCTAATTCTTCAATTATTTTTTTCAATTTTTCTCTTAAATTTTCATGATATTGAATACCATTTGTTATTTGTTTTTCTTTTGATTCTTTGCAATCCCCATAAATCATATATCCAAACATTTGACAGATGTCATTATTTAAACCGATTCTTTTTTCAACTTGTTTTTCACAATAAGATTTTATTTGTTCGTCTGTAATGTTGGCTTGTTTTTTCAATAAATTTAAATCAATTGATTGAATCATTTTTATAAAATCAACAAGTGAAAATTGAATTTTAAGATCGATTCCTTTTTCATTAACATTTAGGTGAATAGAATCGTCTCTAAAAGATTCTTGGTAAAGATGTATCTTTGGATCATAATACAAACTTACTTTTGTACTCATCAACTACTCTTTTGTGAGAAAATTTGGTATTCTGTGTGCGAATGTTTTAAGATACTCTTGTGCGCCTTTGTTGTCAAATACAATTTCAAATCTATCTTTTTGTTTTTTAATTTCACAAAAACAATCAAGAGAATTAAAATAATCTGCTATTATCACAGTTCCTTCTTCTCCAAATTTTTGTGTTCTAAGGTAAACCTTTCTTTTGCTTTTCCTACCAGAATCGATATACCAAATCATCCAAGCTAGGTCATTGAGTGATTCTAATATCTCCCTAGTTACGACTTTTTTACCTTCTTTGTAAAATGTTCTATACAAATCATTAAAACAAGGATAGGCAACCGAATAGCACCGATAAGTGTTTTTGTCTTTTTTAATTGTACTACTATCTATTTTAAAAAATTCTTTAAGTTCATTTATTTTATATGAAAGCCAATTCAAATTATTATCTCTCATGGCCAAATAGCAATTTCTTCCATAAGTTGGATTTACAATTGAAGATCCTCCCAATATGGTTCCATAAAGGATTTGCTTTTGATATGATTTTATAATCGGACTGTTTTCATAAGTCATGATAAATGTATATATTATTTTCGCAATTTTTTATCCAATAGATTATATTAAAAATAACCGATAATTATATCTATACTAGTTTCTATACCTTAATTCTAAGGAGGCTATTATGGGTGCCACTAGCGTAACTGGAGTAGGTCAAGGTTCCGCCAGCAAGGTTGGACCAGCTATCAAAAACATTACCATCAACGATCCACATATCATCATGTCTGGTGATTGTGATACTTCTATCGATATAGGTAATGGTAACTGGCGAGCATTAATTCAATTTCCAGAATTACCACTAGGACCAGAACATTATTCTGTTTTCGTAATTCAATCTGACTATGGTGCTGACGATGGACGCAATCAATATCCAGCACACATCCAAAAGCTCGATGCAAATGGAAACAACGAAGATGATGGTTTCGAGAATGGATTTGGTGGCTTCATACTCCATACTGGCGACAATGAAGAACGCAGATTCATGTACATGGTCGTTAAAAACGGCATCAATGTAAGAAGCTAGTCAAACCTTTTATTTCCAGCGTAGATTTCTTCACGCTGGGAGTTCTCATGTCTATATAAAATTTTTTTAACACAACAAAAGGAGATTATTATGGCAGCTACAACTAATGAAGGAAGAGGAATAGGATCGGTAGAAAAATTTTTACCAAAAATCGTAAACGGTGTCGTGAAAAAAGAAAACATACAAGATGGTAATGTTTTTGAAAACATTTCATCAAATATTTTAATATCAACAGCAAATGGAACTGCTGGAAAAGATGATGCAAGCAGCATTACCATTAAAGCAGGTGATGGATACCCATTAGCGGTTGATCCTTCTGAGGCTGATGGAGTCGGAGATGATGCTGATGGTGGCAGTGTTTTCATCTACGCTGGTAAAGCTAATGGTAATGGCGAAGGCGGAAACATTGAAATATTCGCTGGTGATACCGGCAATGGTCCAGATGCAAACGCTGGAAATGTAACGATTAGAGGTGGTGATGCCGATAGTGTCGAAAACAGCGATGCTGGCGGTGTAAACATCTATGGTGGCGATGGATCAAGTGGTACTACTGACAGCGAGGGTGGCGATATTAATATTGAAGCTGGCGATGCTGGTGGCGATGGGTCGGCTGGTCATGTCCATATTCATGCTGGCGATAGTGGAACTGGAGATGGCAGCGATGATGATCCAGAAGCAGGTGACATAGAAATCACTGCTGGCAATTCACTAGCCACTACAGATGTAGATGGCGGAGACATCCGTATCGAAGCTGGTGATGGCACAGTTGATGGTCGTGGTGGTGACTTGAGTTTGACTACTGGTAATAGCGTTGGCACAGATCGTGCTGGCGATATGTTTCTTTCTTGTGGCACTAATTCTGGTGCTGGTAGAAATGGTCACATTTATATTCAAAGTATGCCAATCATGCCAGTATATGCAAATAATACTGCAAGAGATGCTGCTGCTGGTACTGCAACCAACGGCATGTTTTGTTACAACACAGCGACAAGCAACATAGAAGTCTATGTTGGCGGTGCATGGAAGAGTGTGGATGTAACTGCGATTGTTTAATGTAATATTTGAACGGTTTTAAATTTCTTGAAGCCGTTCAAATAAACTTAGTCTTTATGTTAAGCTAAGTTTATTGTGTTTGATTTTTTTTATATATAAAAGGAGATTATTATGGGAGCTACATCAACAGAAGGAAGAGGACAAGGTTCTGCGTCTAACATCAAGCCATTGGTTCTCAATGGTTCTGTCAAAACAGCAAACATCGAGCCAAACGCTGTGACCGCAGCGAAGCTCGACAACAACGCATTATCAAAAGCACCATTGGTGCTTGATACTGCTGCAATAACTCTTAATTCCAGTTTTGCTGGAATTCCTTTGGTTTTCACTAGGGCAGCAGGTGTTGTTGCTACTCTTCCAGCAGCTACTGGAACTGGTGACATTTATAAATTTTATGTTAATACCACTGTAACTAGCAACAGCTACAAGATTCAAGTAGCCAATGCAACGGACATTATTTCTGGCTTGGCTCTTGCCGATGATGGAGATGGCGAACCAGCAAATGGTTGGCCAACTACTTCATCTACTGATACTATTACAATGGATGGATCTACTCAGGGTGGCATCAAAGGCGACAGTCTTGAGATAATAGATATTGCTTCTGGTCAATTCTGCGTAAAAGCATTCCTTACAAATAGCGGTACTGAAGCAACTCCTTTCAGTGCAGCAGTTTCCTAAGTTCAATTAGTTCTGCATCTTGGCAAAAACCAAGATGCAGAACTATTCATTTCTCAAAAAAATTCATTTCAAAAAATATATTCATTTTACATAAAAAGGAGATTATTATGGGATCATCTAGTGTGACAGGAAGAGGTAATGGAGCAGTAGAAAACTCATTACCAAGAATTCAAAATAATGTAAAACTACTAAATCTAGCAGCAGATGTGACTTCAGCAATTGGAAACGCATCCTCTTCATCTGACATTTCGACCATAGTGTCGTACACTGATTCTGTTGTATCTCTTCCTGTTCATCAGATATCTGAATCTGATGATGGAAAACTTTTTTTGTTAGATCATGGACCAAATGGATTCATAACATTGCCAGAATTAAGCACTACTACGATTGGGCAGACATTCCGCTTTTTGACCACGGTTCGCCCAGATCAATTTTTCATCCAGTGCTATCCGTTTTCAGATCTAATGACTGGTAGTTTAACACTACACAAAAATGGCGTAGCTGAAACTAGAACTTTTGCTACCAGTGCTACGAGTAACAAAATCGAATATGGAACCAACAATAGTACTGGTGGTATCATAGGAAGTTATGTGGTAGCGATTAGTTTGGGAACCAGTTACTGGATACAAGGCGATGTCATTACAGATGGTGGTCAAACTGTAAGTAATCCTTTTGGCACAAACACATAAGCATTTTTTAATTTAATTTAAAAATAAAAAGGTGATGTGTAAAAACCACATCACTTTTTTATTTGTGAAGCTTACATATATCAGGGGGTATAAATGGGTGCTTCAAGCGTAACAGGAACAGGAATAGGTTCGGCTTATAAATCGAATGATTTATCTAGAGCTTCATTGAGTATAACAAATCTTGTTGGTCCAAAAATAGTTGCTGCTGGGATAGAAAAAATAAACGGCACAAGTGCCACGATCAAATTTCCATCACCATCTGGTGATTTTACCGATTACGCCATATTTCTCACATCAAACGATAAGGGTTGTCCTTACATTTCAAAAGAAATAAGTCCAGTTCCACAAAGTCATGATTGGACATTTACAATATCATCCAGCAACAATTCTGTTGTCAACTGGATGATAGTAAAGATTGGTATTGCTTAATCTTTTTCTGGTTTACTTATCTTCAAAAATTTATCTGACCATTCTATTGCCATGTGTAGTCCTCTAGCTAATAGTCCAACTATTTGAGTTGGATTTCCATTACCTTCTATTGCAATATTTTCTTTATTTGTGTCTTCCATCCAAACAACAGCAAAAGACAAATTCTTTCTTTTTTTAAGTTCTTTTGCAATTTGCTTGATTGTCACAAGTGATAAATCTGGGGTTCCGAATTCATCATATTTAAGGTTTTTTGAATTTTCCAAATAAGCATGAATTTTAGTTATGAATGTTTTATACAATTGTTCTTTATCCGCATGAAAAACAAGTTGGTAAGCCGTATCTTCTGTGCTTATTGGGTGTCCAAGAGAAACCATTTTACAAATATTGTCATCTCCTATTTCTTCTACAATTGCGGTAACAAATGCAAAAGAATATTCAGAATTACAAGAAAAGAAAAACCAAGTACTAGGATCTTCTTCGCTTTGAAATATTTTAATTCCTTCCAATTTTGAAAACATTTTGTAAAAAGTTTGATAATCATTTTTCATTAGTCCTCCATGAGTTTTGAGTCTTTTATGGCTTTGACCAATTTGATCAAGTGCTTGCACATTCCTTCTGCTTCATTAACATTTGCTTTCATTGCATTAGTTCTTGACTCATATTTCTTTCTTTTTCTTCCATACAAGCTCTTATCCAAAGAGTTGTAGTAATTGAATCGCCAGTTAAAATCTGGACAACTGCATCTTACTGCTACTTCATTTAAATAAGGGTTTATTCTTTCTATATAATACTTTTTATTATTGCTTGCGATTAGTTCTACTATGCTTTCATTCTTTGCTTTTGCATAATTTATATTTTTAAATAAAATAATAGAATCATATTCTTTTTGGTTATCTATGTTTTTTGCCATTCCCTTGACAAACAAAGTCTTCATACCTATATATGGTGTATAATTCATTTCTATAATTTTTATCATATCGATAGAATTTTGTCTTTTAGTAGTCTTAGGAAATGCATCGACTGTACTCTTATAAAGATCGAGTAGTGTAGATTCGTCTAAATTTAAAAATTCGTTAAAGTTCATATTATATTTATGGTGTAGGGGAGAAGTATGCAAGAAAATTTTTTGAATATGGAAACAAATAATCCAATCCCAGAAGGTAAAAATAAGTTTGAGACAAAAATGTATACTGATGGCCAAGGAGTGCTAAAGCAAGGGGTGTTCATAAATAACGAGCTTTTAGATTGGTCTATAGATGTTGGTGATTTATTTGAAGCAAAAAAGATGGGTCCTCAATACATGGAAATGTTAAAGACTGATATTGTTAGACATTTTACTCAATCATGCTCTGAATTTCTTGGTAGAAAGGTCACTGCGAAAGAGATCGATGATGCCAGAAAGAATGGATACATTTAAGTAGTGAGATAAGCCTTTATTTGTTCTGCGTTACAAGGGGGTGAACTTCACTTTTGCGAACATAAGCTTATCTTACTGCTTAATTATTATTTTGCTGCTGCTGCTGCTGGTTTCATATCTGCTGTAGGTTGAGGTAGTAAGGCTAGTTCATCATCTATAAATTTAAGTATTTTTTTGTATAATTTTCCTTTTTCCATTGAGGGAAGATGAGTGGATTTACTTTTATCTTCATCAGCAATTATTTTTTTGTAAGCATCTAAATCTATAACTTTAGCTTTAATTTCATTTGGTAATTTTGCCCATTTTTCTTGTATTTGAAGTCTTGATTGGGTCTTGGTTTTAATTTTCCAGAATTCATTTGATGCGTCAATTTTTTCTTCTAGAGATTTATCAGATGCATTTTTAACTACGATGGCCGCATTACTAATTTTTTCGGCTTCTTCTGCTGCTGCTCTTTTTTCTTGATCGGTTGGAGGAACAATGCTAGATGCACTTAATTTGTCCATATCCATTGCACTAGCTTTTTGAGGTGCTACATTTTGTTGTGGCTTATAAGTTAATGTTTTATTTAAATTTGTTATAAGGCCATTGATTTGTTGTTGGAAATTTTGCAGTGTGCTACCTTCTATTTGCTTCGAAAAATTGCCTAGATGTTTAATCGCATCTGCTATTGCTTGTCTATCGTAGTCATCATATTTAGAATCTCTTCCAGATCTATAACCACCTTGTATAGAATCCCAAATTGAACCTTCGCCACCACCCATCAATCTATCCCAACCACCTTTTACAGCACCTTTAAGTCCAGACCAAGCACCACCAATAAATCCAGATTCATTGATATTATTGTCTTCGCAAAATTCATCTACAAAACAAGTAGCAAAGTGATATGGATTAATTTTTAATTCATCTAATTTATAACAAATAGATTTAATTCTTGTCTCGAATAATTTTTGCCCAATTGGAGAAAACGAATTTGTTTGTAAATTTCCAGTTTTTGTCGTTGTCCTGTCGAATGGAGTGATCTGTTTAGCATCCCCGCCTGAAGGCTGACCATTGAAAGTTACATTCGCCATATTTGGTTGTGCTGGTTGTGCTGGTTGTGATGCATTTAAGTGTGCTGAAATCATTTTTTCAATTTCTTCATTAGAATATCCTTGCCTTCCTAGATGCTTAACTGCATTTGCAATTTCTCCTCTTTTGATATAATCATCAGCAGAACCTTTGCCAAATATATATCCACTAAGCCTATCTATCAATTCTTTTTGTGCTGGTGTCTCTGTTGTGTCAAATTCTTTATTTGCGTTTGCTGGTTGTGGTGTTCTTCCAATTGTTGATGGGTCGATTTTTTGCAACATATTGATTATGTTACTTAAAGCTGTTTTTATTTTGTCGTTACTAAGAATAGACCCTTGTCTTTCTCCTCTTTTAAAGAGATCGGTTAATTTCTGTTTAGCAATTCCAACATTTTTAGCCATACTTTGAACATCACTATGTGCAGAATATTGTTGCATTCCTTGTTTTGCACCTTGTAAAGCAGCAGAACCTAATTGTTTTGCCCCTTGCAAAGCAGCAGAACCCCACTGTCCGATTTTTTTCCCAATAGTTGAATTCTTTACAGCATCAAAATCTTTTGCTAATGATTGTCCAAATGTAATATCTTCTTCTTCAAAAACTTCACTATCGTAATTTTCAAGAAAATTGATTTCTGTTTGTAGCCAAAGTCTAAGATTTTCATTGATATCTTGGTTGTCATCACAAGAAGATTCAATCCAATCAACAAAATTAATAGAACTAATTTTATATGATTCCATCATATGGAAGCACTTTTCTGCCAATTTTATAGTGTTTTTAATTTCGATAGATTCTTTAAATGTAATCATTGTCTAGTTCCTTTAATGTCAAATTCTCTTAACCATAATTGAAATATCAAAGTTTCTGGTATTTTTATATCTTCCTTATATATAAAAGACAAAGATCCTTTTGATTCATCATCCCAATTTTTTAACCAAATAATTGGACTAAAGTAAGATTGCTTGTGAAGAAATATATTATCTGATCCACGGATAGAACTTGTTACGCCAATAACCTTGTAATTTTCTTTAGAAAATAAAGGACCACCAGAGTCTCCAAATATAGTATAAGCATTAGTTCTAAGATATCCTTGAAGCTTAGTTGGAGATTTGGTTTCTATAGCTGTAATTTGTCCAAAATCTAATCTAACATCATCTCCTAATCCATATCCAATTTTAAAAATATCAGTACCAAAATACAATTTACTATCAAAATCAATTTCTACAATTGGCAGCATTTTATCTGATGTAAAAACAATAACAGCAAGGTCTTTATTTTGATTGATTCCATAAAGCATAGTTGAATAGGAATCAAATTTTTCAAGTGATGACCAATTGGAATAATTGCCAACATGAGTTGTTAAATTATTTGGTGTGTTTTCAACTGTGTGTGCTGCCGTAACAACCACATTTAAAAACTTATTTTCAAGTGTTTTTTCTTTTATTTTTATAGACTTTACTATAAATCCTGTAGCAATTGCTTGAGGTGGATTTTTCTTACAATCATCGCAATCACAATTGTTTTTGTTATAGCTTATTTTTACTGTTGGATACAAACTATTCTGGTGTAATTTTTTATCAGGGTCTGCACTAAATACAATCATAGGGAATATAAGATACAGAATATATTTCATTTTAATCCTTTTTGGAGGTCATATGGACAGAAACTTCCTGTATGGTGTAATAGTCTTATTATCTTTAACTGATTGCCTTATTTATATAAAGAAAACAGATCCTAATTTATTGGACAAATTTATGCCTTTTTCTAATCAAAGCGAAAATTGGCAAAGTAAAGATCCAGGTTGGAACTCCAAGCCAAATATTGAAAATAAAGAGGAAAAACCTGAAATCAAGTCGGATTCTGACAATAAATCTGAAGTTAAACCTGATTTAGAGGAAAAAGAATCTCATAAAAGTGAGCGTAGTCATTTTTTTAAATTCTTCAGATGTAGGCCTTGAGGTCAATAAAATATATGCAATTTGCAGAAGCCTACCAGTTTGGTGGGCTTTTTTTACGCACACATTCTCTTTTAGTAAGGAGATACATTATGAGCCAAGAAATTCAAAATTGTTATTTTTATATAGATAGTTCATTACCAGAAGAGCAACAACAAATTTCTGTAATGTGTCTTAAATGTCATGACGAAAAATACCCCAAGGTAGGTTGGTTTTGGAACGCTCAAGAGAAAGGATATGGACCTTTCAAATACATATGCAGCAAATGCCAAAACACGATCTATCAATCACCGAGTTACAAAGATGAAAAATAAAAAAATAAAACCAATTTTCAAATCAACCACATATAATCAAAACCTAATCAGTTGGATTATCGAAGAATTCCCAGAAAATTACACAGATCTTATTTATATCGATCTATTCTGTGATAATATTGGGGTTTATTTACAAAAATCTAAATCCAAGATAGAGATTATAAATGATTCCCACGAAGGGATAATACAGATTTATCGAGCCATTAAAGATGAATATAAGCATTTTGTCAAAAAAATAAATGCCGTTAAATGCAATAGTGAAACATTTGAAAAATTTATTGCAAATGAAGGTCAAAAATATGAAGATTATATCGAAAAAGCTGTAAATGAATTTGTTTTGCGTAAATTAAGTAAAGCAGAAGGCAAGAAGTCATTTATCGACAAGAAAATAAAATGGGATGAAATTATAGATGAATCTTTGGCTATAAGAAATCGCTTGCAAGAAACATTTATTATGAATAAAGAAGCTATTGAGGTTATTCAGAAATTTAACAATCATGAAAGTTTTATTTATTGTGATCTCCCAATTGATTTGCGAGAGCAACAATACACAAAAATTACCAATTTACTCAACAATTTTTCTGGTAAGGTACTAATTACTAGCAAAGATCAAAAGATTTGTAAAAAGTATTTTGTTTCTTGGGCGTGTAAAAGAAAAATGTTGCAAAAAAATACTAAAAAGAAGCTTGAGTGTATTTGGAAAAATTATTGAGGTGAATATGAAATGTCATTTTGAAAATTGCGATAATGAAGCAAATAAGTGCATAAAAAGAAAAATAATAAAGGGTTCTGTTACAAAAAAATCATTTTGGCATTGCGATAAACACTCAGAAGATGAAATAAATCAAGAAATTGAGTGTGAGTGTTTATCTGTACAAATGAAAAATCCATTCTGCGATATAAAGAATTTAATTAAAAAAAACTAAAAATCATATAAATAAAGTATGCTTATTTCATTTAAGGAATGGTTGGACAAAGAATCCCCGCCAAGTCCTAATATTTGGACTTACGATAACAATGCTGACCTACAGTACTTCACTAATTTGAAAAGTAAATATTCCTTAGTAAATAACAAGACTGGGCAAAGCGATTTTGATCCTGATGAGCTTTATTTTTGCCCTAAAAAGAAAAAATCAAAAAAGAAAATTGGAAAATAGATTATGGTATCATTTTGCACATTATGGGAAAACATGGAAAATAATTCCATATCTAAAAATGATATCTCTGATAAAGCTGTTTCAGTTGTAAAAACAGGATTGCAAGTAGATGAAGATTTTTGGGAAAATTTTTTAAGAGTCATGAACAATTCTTCGGGTTTATCCGAACTTCTTGATGTTCCTAGTGAAAAAATAGCAAAGTGGCATTCTCGTATTAATGATGCTTTAAAAAAAATAAATGATGAAAGTGATGATGTTGGTAAAAACAAAAAACTAATTTGAGGTGTAAAATGGCATTGAGAAAATTTTCTGATTGGTCGTTAAATGAAGTTGAAGTTCCTCCTGCTGGTGAGATGCCACCGACTTATCCAAATCCAACACAACAAATCACAGATGCTGCTAAACAAAACCAAGCAAAATCCATGTTTGATAAATTTATGGCACAAGCAGCAAATTTACCTGCACCACAATGGGAATTTTATATCAATCAAATTGTCAAAACTTATGAAACAAAGTTTAAAAAGAACTTTTCGGCAGTTGCTGCAATTGCCAAGGGAACCTCTTCAAATATACAAGCTGCTCAAAATAAATTAGATAAACAACAAATGAATGTTCCAACTATGGGCGGTGCTAATACCGCTGCGAAATAAAATGCATGATAAAAAATCAAAGAATCAAATAAAAATACAAGAAGCATTGGCCAAAAAAGCCAATAATCCATATCTTCGTATAAACCCAGAAAATGCAAATATATTTCAGAAAAATAAAAAAATAGAAATTCACAATAATGTAAGAAATAAAAAAGTACAAAAAAACAATTTTCCAGTTACGATAAGTGTTGCTCCTCATATAGCCCCATATGTTCCCCCTTCTTTCAAAGAATTAGAAACCCCACATTGGTTTGTATCATCGGAAAATGAAATTGATGTATCCATAATAATACCATGTTATAAAAGCAGAGATTTTATAAAAAAACAAATTGAATCATGGAATTTCGATGAACATGACAATCTTAAGAAAGAAATAATTTATGTGGATGATTGTTGTCCAGAAAAAAGTCACATTGAAATTCTTAAATCTTGGTCAAACAAACCAAAACAAGAAAAAGGAATAGGGAAAATAATTCATGTAGAAAGAACAAATGGTGGTTTTGCAAATGCTTGTAATTTAGGTGCAAAATTTGCAAAAGGAAAATATCTTATATTTTTAAATGCAGATGCAATTACTACTCCGAACTGGATAAAACCAATGTATGATTGTTTTCAAAAACAAAAAGACATTGGGATAGTTGGAAATTTACATCTTAAAGAAGGAATAATTATTGATTCACTTGGCTCTGAATGGGATGAAGGCATTTGTGCTTTTTTACATATAGGAAAACACATATATAAAAAGAAATATATCAATCGTTCTTTTACTTTGGATAATGTGCCAAAAGATCTAATGGAAATAAGAGAAGTAGAAATGGTTACTGGTGCTTGTTTTATGATTCCATCAGAGTTTTTTAAATTGATTGGAGAATTTGATACACAATATAGAATAGGCTATTGGGAAGATTCAGACTTATGCATGAAAACACATGCTCATGGATACAAAATACTTTTTACTCCTAATTCCATCATATATCACAAAGGAGGACACACGAATTCAGCGTCACATCAATTTGTGAAACAAAATAGAAATATATTTCATCAAAAGTGGATAAAAACAAATATGCTTAAGGCGTTTTTGGAAAGAAATATATCAAAAAATAATATTGAAGTAGATCCAAAAAATATTGTTGTATACACTGCAATTACGAATGCATCCAATAATTACGACAAATTAAAAGATCAAAAAGACCATAATGATGGAACTGAGTTTGTTGCGTTCCTAGAAAATCCAATTGATTCAAAAACATGGAATTCAAAGCAAATACATACAACATTTTCAGATCCAAATAGAAATGCAAAAATTCACAAGATATTATCCCATATTTACTTTCCAGACAAGGAATATAGTCTTTGGATTGATGGATCTATAAGAATTAAATTTCCCTTCAATATAAGCAGATTGGCTGAAATATATCTTTCTAATTGCGACATAGCTCTTTTTAAGCATCATGAAAGAAATTGCATTTACGATGAAGCAAAAACTTGTATTGTTCGAAAACTAGATAATGCTTCTACAATAACAAAACAGATTCAAAAATATGCCTGTGATGGATATCCTAAAAATAATGGATTAAGCGAATGTACTGTTTTGTTAAGAAGACATTCAAATGAAATTAAAAAATTTAATGAAATGTGGTGGGAAGAAATATCAAATGGATCAAGAAGAGATCAAATAAGTTTTGATTATGTGGCTAGAAAATTAAATATTAAAATAAATCATTTCCCAGGCGATATCAAAAAAGAAAATTATTTATTTACAAGATTCACTCACAATAGTCGTTGATTATGAAAACAATAAAAAAAACATTAGCTGTTGGGCCTGAAATATCTAATATGCCTTCATGGAATTGGGTTGGAAAAGATACAGCAAAAGAACTTTCAAAGTATTACAATGTAATCACTTTTAGATCACTTGAAAAAATACCAAATTGTGATTTTTTAATGTTAGTTAAACATCCTTTAAAAAAAATCAATATACAAACAATTAAAAGTAAGGGAACAAAAGTTTTATATTGTCCTATAGATTTTTACCATAACGAAAATCAGTTAAAAGAAGATTTAAATTTTCTTTCAAATTGTGACGCTATTGCATTGCATTGCGAAAGATGGATTCCATTTTTTGAAAAAATAAACAATAATGTTCATTTTGTTGAACATCATAGTAAATTTTCACTTCAAGAAATAAATTCTTATAAAAAAGATGGATTTGTATTATGGATAGGAAGCTTTCAATATGTTCCATTTTTATTAGATTACATTAAAAAAAATTCAATAAATTATGAATTAAGAATATGCTCAGATTTAAAAAACGAAAGAGCAAAAAATGGGGCTGAAAAATTATGTCGAGAATTAAGATTGTCCATGCAAATTTCTGAAGATTACAATACGACAAATGGGATAAAATCACATGTGTGGTCTGAGGAGGTTCAAAGAGAACTTATGGAACAAGCAAAAGCAGCTATAGATATAAAGTCAGTAACTCATTTTAGTCAATGTCATAAGCCACCGACAAAAGCCCAAAAATATGTTTCTTCTGGTATACCTTTTGCAATAAATAAAGAAAGTTATAGCTATGAATATTTCATGAAAAGAGGACTGACCTTGGCGGAACCTTTTGACACAGATAAACTTTTTTCCCATGAATATTGGCTGGAAACATCAGAATTTTCTAAAAAATTAAAACCTCAAATATCAATTATAAATGTTGGATTAAAATATAAGGAAATTTATGAGAACCCCAAGAAATAATACAATTGTAAATAAAGATTTGATATCGATTATAATTCCAACTCATAACAGATATGATGTTGCATTAGAAAATATCAATAATATTAAAAATCAAAAATATGAAAAAAAAGAAATAATCATTTGTGATGATAGTGATCAGAAATATCATAATTCAAATGGCACAAAATTTGAAAATAATTTAAAAGAGTTGGATGTAAAATATATTTATTGTGCAAGATTTGATAATAAAGGGAATAAAGATTATGGGTTGGCAAGAGCAAGAAATTTTGGAGTCATAGAATCTAAAGGTGAATTTTTAGTATTTTTAGATGATAGGATCACACCAGATGGAGAATTGTCTTTGATCAATCTTATAAAACCTTTAAGATCAAAAAATGAAAAGCTATGGGTTTTTGGCGATAAAGGCTCACAAAAAACAAGTTTTGTAGAAAACTTTTCTGCCATTAGAAGAAATAACATGGTTAGTGCTGGTATGTTTTGCGAAAGGATTGATCAATATGGAGGAATGACTAGAGAATTACATACTAGATTTTCAAGTCAAGGATTTATATTTAAATATATACCAGAAGCTAAAGCTAAACAAGTTTGTAGAAGCGGTGGATGGGATAAAAAACCAGAACAAATAACTGCTATGAATTCATTGCTTGATAAGCTTTTATTGAGAAAATATCTTTATTAGTTTTTGATATTTTTTAAAAACCCTTCAATATAATCTGGCAAATTGTGTTTTGGTTCCCAATTTAATTTTTCTTTTGAAAAACTTATATCGGCAAGAGTGTATGTTGCTTCTCCAATTCTTGATGGAACATAAATTATTTCTTTTGGATTAAACATTTTGGCAACTTCATTTATGGAATAATTATAACTTCTTCCTAAATTAAAAATATCTGCATTCCAACTTCCTTTTCCCATAGAAATAAGTCCATCGCAAATATCTTCAATATTCGTAAAGTCTCGTCTTTGCTCTCCATTTCCAGTTATCGTTATTGGAAGACTATTGGATTTTTGATATTCAAATATTCCCAAGACATTAGCATTATCTCCTTGCTGAACATGTCTTTTTCCATAAACATTAAAAAATCTGGCTATAGCTATTGGAACTCCATATGTTTTATTGTACATCTTACAATGTTCTTCACCAATCCATTTTGAATGAGCATATGGATTTACATGAGGATCAAAATAAAATGATGAAGATCCTGAATAAACAAATTTACAAATTTTATTTTTTGCATACTCCAAAGCCCTTACGGTTCCTTGGGCGTTTACATCTAAGGTTTCATAAGGCCTATTAAAGCTTGGCTGTATGCGAGCAAGAGCAGCTATGTGGTATATGATATCTGGTTTAAAATCTTGTAATAAGGGCAAATCATTCCAATTGTTCCTTATGTCAAACATTGAAAAAATAGATTTTTTATTTAAATTTTCTTTAAACCCAGTAGCAAAATTATCTAAAACCAAAACATTATGATCCTGCTCGATAAGTCTATCGACTAGATTACTACCAACAAAACCAGCACCGCCAGTTACAATTATATTCATATTAATGATATATATCTTTAACATCAGGAGAAAAAATGAAAAAAACAATAATGACAACAGAAGAAATAAAATCAGCAATAATTCAATGCGAACAATGTCTTTTTGACTTGAAGAAAAAATGGGATGAAGAAAAACCAAAAAAAAGTAGTTGGGTTAGTATTCCAACTGATTATCTTTTGAATGGAACAATATTTATCATAAAATCCATAGATGATATGATTCAATTTGTTGAGCCAATAATACCAAAAGGAGAAGATAAAAAAGCTGTGGTTATGTTAGTCGCAGGGCAATTATATGACTACATAGTTATTTCTATTTTTCCATTATGGTTAAAGCCAATGTCCTCGACTATAAAAAAGATTTTAATTAGCATTGTTGTAAGTGAACTTATAGACTTTATAGTTAGTAAATACCGTAATGGATTATGGAACATGGAGAAAAATGACAAAAAAGATCCAGCACAAGTGTAAACTTCTTCCATTTTCAAGAAGAGAAGTATTATCAATACAAGAATCCAAGCAACAAATTGGATGGGGGATTACCGCTTTTGATCTTCCTAAAGTTTGGAAAAAAACTCAAGGTGAAGGAGTGGTTGTTGCTGTTTTGGATAGTGGTTGCGATTTAAATCACCAAGATTTAAAAAACAATTTACTAAAAGGTAAAAACTTTATAGATCCAAAAAAAGAACCTATAGACGAAAATGGTCATGGAACTCATTGTACTGGGATTATTTGTGCGGAAAACAATTTAATTGGAATGGTTGGAGTTGCCCCTAAAACCAAAGTAATACCAGTAAAGGTATTGGACAAAAATGGATCTGGGAATCTTATTGATGTAGCAAATGGAATTCGTTGGGCAGTAGATCAAAAAGTTGATTTTATTACACTTAGTCTTGGTTCCCCCAATCCAGTTCAGCAAGTAAGAAAAGCAATTCAATATGCAGAATCAAAAGGGGTTGTATGTTTTTGTGCTGCTGGAAATGCTGGGAAGACTCGTGAAATATTTTATCCAGCTAATTATCCAGAGACCATAGGTATAGGCTCTATAAACAAAGACTTTGACAGATCTAATTTTAGTTGTACTGGAACAGATTTAGATTTTTTAGCACCAGGAAATGAAATTTTCAGCACAGTTCCAGAATCTTGGTATGCTATTCTATCTGGAACGAGTATGGCAAATCCTTTTGCGGTTGGAATTGCTTGTCTTTTATTGTCTTATAATAGAGAAAGTGGAAATAAGATAAAGTTAATTTCAAGTCAAGATTATAGAGATGAACTTAAAAAACATTGTGTAGGTGTAAAAAATAAAGAATTTGCAAAACAAAAGTTTTTTGAAGGCTTTGGAATTATAAATCCTCAAGATTTGGCTAATTGGATTTCTGAGCAATGATTTTTTTATATTCATTCGCTAGTTCATAATTTTCTTCAACAATAGCTTCGTTCATTTTTTTTCCAAGCTGGTCTATTGTAAGACTGTTTGATAAAGATGGAACTTTTCCAATATGTTTAGTTCCTACCTGACAAACAGAAAAATACCTTTCGGCATAATCCTTAAAATGAACATAGCAATTTGCACATCCAAATTTTTTATGTTTTTTTATTTCAAAAAGAGAAGTTTCGCAAGAAGAACAAGAATTAAAAATTTGATCTTTTATTTCATAATCAGACATGCAACTTTGGCATATATTGAATATTTTTAAGATTTCATCTGAAGAAATCATGAACTGTAAATTTTTTACAGCAGAGCAAGGTTTATTGTGTAAGGGGCAATCCATAGATTTACTTCTTTGCATCCTGTATTTTTTTATTATAACTTTCTATTTCTTCTAATGTAAGTTTATTTTTATAATTTTTAAAAAAATCATGATTAAAAATTTCAAATTCTTTAGCAAATTCATTTTTCATTTCTTTAATTTTTTCTAAATAATTTTTTACTTCTGCTTTTGTTGCTGGTCTTGATTCCGAAGAATTAACTAATTTATAATTTGGATTATCAAACTTTTTAAGCTCTTCTGCCCAATGTTCTTCCATTTTCAAAAAAGCACTTAATGTTCTATTTCCCATAGAAAAACAGAACATTTGTTTTTGAAAATTATCAAGATTTGCCCATATAGTTTCTTTTTTTGTAATTTTATTTTGAAGAATTATCTTTTCCCATGTTTTTTCTTGAAATATATTTTTAGTTATAGAACCAAAGTATTCTATTTTTTCTTCATATTGTGCAACAGTAGGAGAATGGTCTTTGTGATTTTGACCATAAATATTTAATGAAAAAAATAGATAGAAAAATAAAATATATTTCAAACAATTTCCCCTTTCATCTTTAGGGAAAAGCCATCGTTTTCCATCGAGCCAGTGTTTGAAGCAACTGTTCTTTTTATCCAAATTGGGTAAAATTCTAAAGGTTTTAAATCTCCAATTTCTATAGGGTAGGTTATTGATGTTGGTGCAAAAGTTACATTATTTGGAGATGTTGCGTCATCGTTTACTTCAATTGCTGTTTTTAATTTTGGTCCACCATCAATAATTTTTTGAATTGTAAATGAGGAATTGACATCTAAAAAAGATTGAGAAGATGAAACTAACTGAAATGATTCATAATACCTATAACGAGCAGTTCCGCCAAATGTGACCTGAAAATATGCTGTAGACCCAATATACGATCCAATCACAGTAATTTCCTCAAGTCCACTTATTGATCTTATAGAATTTTGTAAGTTTGTTGCCCATGTTGTTATGTTTGAATTATGATTTACAGTGAATTGAATTTCAGAGTCGCTAAAATAATTATAATATTGCAAAATAAAACTTCCTGTAGCAACAGAAGTGGCATTGGTAATGTAAATATCTTGTCTTTCATTATTTATTTCAAGACCAATCACGACACCTGCACCTCCAGAAATTTCACTACTAATGTAAACTTTTGCATTATATAATGTATCTGTGGGATTAAGATTATAAAAATAAACACAACGATAATCGGTATGGCCAGAAGATGATTGGCTGCTTGTTATGGAATCAAATAGTCTATCGTTTAGGAAAAAAGTAGTAGACATTTCTCCACCCAAACAAAGATCTGGGTTTGAATTAGTGATTCCGCCACTATAGAACAATTTTATATCATCGCTAATTATTGCCATCTTACCTCGTAGGTTTTTTCAATATATATCTGACATTTCTTGTTGAATATCCTGTGAAATTTGAAATTTCTCTAATTCCCCAACCTAAATTAGAAAGATTTTGAACCTTTTCATGATGTATTTTTTGTCTATTTGGATTAATGCCATTATATTGCAATATTCTATATATTTCCGCTTCAGATTTGCCGTGTAAAACAGCAATATTCTTGACAGACAAATCATCTCTATGGAGATAATTCTGTATTATCTCTGAGTCTTGAAAATTATTTTCACAAAATTGTGTAAATCCTTGCATAAATTATATATTGAATTAACTTTACTAATTGTTTTATAATTTGTATTACAGAGGATATAATGCCAAATTGTTTGAAACGAATAAAGTGGTATGAGTCGGAACGCAAGAACTCCAATGTTCTTCAAATCTATAAAAAGGGATTAGAATTCGCTTTCGTTTCCGATAATTATGAACAATGTCATAATTTCATACTTTGTAAAGATTTTTTACAAGATATCGTTTATTCGAACATAAACAAAATAACAATTAATATTTTTAATTTTTTGTACAGTCCTCACAAAGATCCAAAAATATGCCTTAAACAATTAAGATTATTGGTTAAAAACCATAGCGATAATTTATTTGAAGAAAAATTAAATAATTCAATTCGATTTATAAATGAACTAGAAACAAGTTTACAAATGAAGCATACTAAGTTAAGAGTATGCAAAAATAAAACATATTTGATTCAAGCTACAAGAAGGTGGATGAAAGCCCCGCCAATGATTTCTTTGTTTGTATTAATGCTTAGAATAGGCCTAATGCACAAAGCTAATCAAACTGCAAAAAAGACACTAGATGATATGTTGAAAAATAAAATAAAGCCATATCAAAAAAAAGATGCATATTTGCTTAAAAATTCTTACTTGGGGTTTGAAAGAATTATGAAAATGGGAGATAGAAAAATATTCTATCGGGATATAAATAAAAATTATCCTAATTTAAGCGTTGATTGTATACACAATTCAACCGGAATTCTCTCGTACAGTAATGAAATTAAAACTCAAGAAGAAGGATATGTAGGCATTATTCCAAAATGGCATCTTTTCTAGGAGGCTTCTATGTTTTCTTTCGGATCAGATCCTGAACTGTTTCTTTCAAAAAATGGCGAATTAAAAAGTGCAATTGGTGTTCTTCCAGACAAAGAACATAAAATAAAGGTTCGTGATAATTCATATTATTACGACAATGTATTGGTCGAATTACAAATAAAGCCAAGCACAAGCAAATATGATGCGGTGAATAATTTCAGATCGGCATTTGAAGATATAGCTGAAGACTTAGAGGGCTATGAGCTTAAAGCCGAATCAGCAAATTGGTTTCCGAAAAAAGAACTATGTCACAAACAATCAAGAATTGCTGGCTGCAATCCAGAATATTGTGCCTATACTTTGCAACAAGTTATGCCACCACAAGAAATTATTGAAACGACAGGATTTCGTACTGCTGGTGGTCATATACATTTGGGGAACAATGATATTTTCAATGATGGGATGCAAACATTAAATTTGGTTCGTATGCTTGATTTGTTCCTTGGCATTCCATCAATTTTATTAGATCACGATATAAACCAAGTATATAGAAGAAAAATTTATGGGCATGCAGGAAGCCATAGAATACCAGAACACGGTTTGGAATATCGATGTCTTGGAAACTTTTGGATAAAAAGCCCAAAATTAGTCGAACTAGTTTATGATATCACAAGCTTTACCATTGATTTTGTTGAAAACAATGAGCATGAAAAATTTTGGAGTATAAATGATTCACAATCAGAAGATGATGATATTTCTCTTGCTCATAATTGTTTTGGATATGATGTAAAATTATTGCAAAACAGTATCAATTGTTGCAAAAAAAAAGAAGCAGAAACATTTATGAACATTGTAAGTTGTTACCTTCCTAATAATTTGGTTCAACAAATTACAGAATTGCAAAATGTAGATTTTGATTTTTACAAAGAATGGAATATTTAATGTTTAATTTTTTTTCAAAAAAGATTGAAAAAAAAGAAAAAACAATGTTTCTATTTGTCGGAAGAAACCAACAAGTAGAAACATTATTGGAATTGTATCAATCAAATGATTACATTAAAAAAAATTATAATTTAAACATTTTATCACCAGAAATAGAATGGTATCCAAAACCAAATGGAATCACAGATCAAAAATCATCTGTTGAAAAATTGGAAAATACGATTAAGGAAATAAATGAACTTATATGTTCAATAATTTCAAGTGATAATTTAAATCAAAATCAAGTATATTTATCTGGCTTTTCTTCTGGTGCTGCCGTGACATTAGGACTTATAACAAATTACAAATATAAGGCTGCAATTAGTCACAATGGAACAATTTTAAACACTAATTCAATTGGGCATTCTAAGCACAAAAATCCAATTCTTCTTATTCATTGCAGAGATGATAGTGTTTTTAATTGGGAAGAAAGATATATGCCAACTAAAAACACTCTTTTAAGACAAAATTATAATGTTTCTGTTTTAGAAAAAAACTCTGGTGGACATGTTATTTTAAAAGAAGATGTAGATTATGCTTCCGTATTTTTAAATCAAATCTGATTGCTTCTAATCAATCGACACATTTCTCTCACATCTATTTCCCGACATTCTTGACACGACCATGATAAATTTTTAAGAATGAATGCATGAACTTCTAAAGCAAGTCTCTTCTTATGTACAAATTTATATTTTCTACATTTATGACACAATGTTTTGGTATGATCTTTTTTTGTTTTTGGTTTAACATATTTTGTCTTAGAAACAGATTTATCATGTTCTTTTTTATTTTTACGATAAAAGTCAAGCAAACTGTCTGGCATTGCTGGTATGGGGAATTGACATTCCTTTAAAAACCTATATTTAGTTCCATCTTCGTGAACAGATGGTGGCATAACTGAGCATACTTTGTTTGCACGAAATTCAATATCATGAAATTTTTTAACAGTAAGTTCAGAATCTGGATTAATGAATAAGTGATGAATTGATCTACTGCTTTTGAAGCAGGGATGCTTGTAGTTTCCTATAATATTTTCCAAAAGCTCATTGGCATCATCAGTATCACCCTCAACATCAACTACTCTTCCCAATAGAATTGCAATATTGAATTTTTTTTCTTTATCTTGGTCTAAGATATGTTTCCATAATTTTGGATTATAAGATTCATTCCAATTTTTCAATAAAGGTTTTTTTGAACCAAATTTTAAGAGAATTGGCTTTAAACCCATGTTTAAATAATTGTTGAAATAAAAAACCAATTCATTATTCATTTTTATTCGCCAAATGAAGCAAAAGAATCTATCTTAAAATAATAACAAGGAGAAAAATGGCTTTAATATTAATCACTGGTGGAACTGGATTCATAGGATCTAATCTTGCAGATGCTCTTTTTAAATTGGGCAACAAAATTATTATAACAGGCACTGATAGTGAGCAAAACTGCAATCACCATTATTTTTGCAATAATAACTTAGATAACTTGGATAAATTTGGAAAAATAGATTATTGCTTCCATCAAGCAGCACATAATGACACGACTGACACCAATGAAAAGTACATGTATTCGACAAATTGCTTGTGGTCTTTAAAGCTTTTTGAAAAATTAAAGAATGCTGGTTGTGAAAAGATAATATATGCCAGTAGTGCTTCTGTATATGGCGATTTACAGGCTCCATACACAGAAGACATGGAGTTAAGCCCTTTGAATGTTTACGCTCAATCTAAGCATATTTTAGAGTGTGTGGCTCAAAATTTTGGAGAGAAAAATAATATAACCATGATTGGATTGCGTTATTTTAATGTTTATGGAAGCCAAGAATTCCACAAGAAAAAAAGAGCAAGCATGGTATATCAATTATGCCAACAAGCATTACACGATAAAGAAATTAATCTTTTTAAATTTGGAGAACAAAAAAGAGATTGGGTTTCAGTTCACGATGTGGTGGATTGTAATATAAAGTGCCTAGATTATAAAAAAAATGGCATTTTCAATGTTGGCAGTGGCATAGCAACATCAATGAGTGAAATAGTAAACATTTTAAAAAAGCTGTTGAATAAATCAATAAAAGTAACTTATATCGAAAACCCTTATAGTTCAATTTATCAAAATTTTACTTTAGCCAATATTGAAAAGGCAAAGGAAGAATTGAAATATATCCCAAAAATAGATATTGAAAATGGTATAAATTTATTGCTACAAAACAAATAAAAAAGGCCAAGAAATAATCTTGGCCTTATATTATCATGATCTTGGTTTTACTAACTAATACCATCGAAGAATTTTTTGCTTGGGTCTGCCCCAAAAACTCCTCTCATCCAAGATTCATTTTTTGTTTTTTCAAATTTTTTCTTAGCAATCGAAGCTGCAAATTTCTCTGGCATGCCTTTTTTCACTAGTCTCTTGACCATATCTTCCATGCTTTCATCGTCAGCAACATCTTTAGATTTTACTTTTGATTTTTTATTTATCTTTGCTTTTGTATTTCCAAATTTTTTCTTAG